GGTTATCACCGCTCGACAGTTTCACTCTTTTTGCTGGGGAGGTGGTGTGTTGTTTAGTGCTAAATTTGGTGTAACAGCTAGGTTCTGTCATACGGTTGGGGAGGGCGCAAAGAAAAGGGTGCCGTCGACTTGGAGACTCGCCACATGACCCTCACCTTCCTTCCTTGCGAGCAAGCCCGAAGGGCGCGGTAGTAACCCCGCCGTTGGCAGCAACCCCACAACAAGCAGTACGTTGCTCTCCCCCACAGTTCCCGCCCCCGCGGAAGGTCGCCGTAGCCAATTTTAGCCGACACCTTTGATTGATGAAATGACGTTCATCACGCTGCTTACCTATTTCAAAGAATAGATACCAACCCAGGTTCCCCTGTTTACGCCCCGCCACATGCAACCGTGGTACAGCCCTGCGTGCATCGCTATCATCCCGACAGTGACGACTTGTGAAGTTGAACAAGACAATAGCATCTTTATGTTACTCTTGCAACATGCCAAAAAAGAAAATGACAGAACCAAACCCAACACCAAACAAAGTTGACTGGAACGGTTCACTGGCAGATTTCAAAAACGTTACCGTAAACAACAAACCAGCTGGCGCAGCAATCACCAACAAAGGTGCAACATACACCCCACCAGCAAACGCCCAAAAAGCCTACACAGGACCAAACCTGGCAGCAATCAACAAAAAGTTTGAATCAAGCAATCTCGAAAAAATTGGAAACTTAGTCGGCGAAGCAAGCGGAGTAAAAGACCTACAACGTGTAGTAGATAACCCTACGAAAGAAAACATTGCTTGGGCTGGACTATCAGCAGCAGCATACGTTGTCCCAGGGCTAGTGTCCGCTAAAGGTGGTCGAGCAGTAACCCGCGCAGGTGAAACAGCATTTATTGACGCTATGGCAAACCGCGCAGGCGCAGAAGCAGCAGCACGAGCAGGAGTAAACGTAACCAAATCTTTGACATTGAAAAACGGTCAAGGAGCATTACAAGCAGGTGGTTCAACCGTTGCACAATTGTTCGGTCAGAAAGTAATCACTACTGGACCAAAAAGTCTTTCAGGAGTTTATGCTGCATCACAGCGCATGGCTGGTGAAGCAGGACGAGCAGCAGAAGCAATCAAAGCCGCAGAAATAGCAGGCAAAGTAAGCGCACTAAAAAACGTTCGCGGAGCAATCATGGCAACCAACGTGGTTACAGCAAAAGGCAAAAACAAAGCCAACACCATAAAGAAATAACATGGCACCTCGCAAACCAAAAAAATCCGAACCCACCCCACCAAATATCCAGGGGGTCGACTGGAATAGTTCTTTAGCAGATTTCAAACAAGCAACAGTTGGCAACGTCAAACCTGGCGGGACAAAAGTAGTTACAGAAAACCGTGGTGCAGACACAGGCATGTTCGCTGGCTCAGGAACCCCACTCAACTCCTCTATCGGCATGACCGACACCTCCCGAAAAAACGTAACCAACGTAATCAAAAACCTTGCCATCCAAGAAGTAGGTGGAGCAGCAATCGGCAAACTAGTTGGAAAAGCCCTATCCGCCGCCCGCCCAATGTATTACGGAATCCACGGCGGAGAATCAGGACTATCAAAACTCACCCCACAAATTGGCAAGAACACCGAATCGTTCCTAGCCAACATGAAAAACATTGGCGAAACATCAGTAACATCACCAAAAGTATTCTCATACAAGCCTGAAGTGGGCAATGTTTTGCCAGTCACCGACTATGCCCAAATGGCTGCAGGTGCAGGAAAAGGCTCAGTATATCTAGCCAAAACCCCTGCCAAAAACATTATGTCCAACATCGTCGACACAGGCAAAGCCGCATCAGCCATGGACGCTTTCGCAGCCAAAGGACTAGCAGCCGAACAAATGTCAAGCAAAGCAATGAATGTAGTAAAAGAATTTCCAATTAGTAACTACACAAAGCGAACCTATGACACCATGGAAGCCGCATGGGAAACCTCACAAAACTTTTCACCATTAGCAGGACAAATCAACGCAGCAATCAAAGCTGACCAAAAACTACAATCCTCAATCGTTAGTGGCATAGTTAAAGGTGCAACACGCGCCAACACAATAAGGAAAAAATAGTGGCACCAAAACCAAAACGACCAGACTACACAGGTTCACTAGCATCCTACAAAGAATCAGTAGCAGACAAACCAAAAGGTTTAGACCTACCATCACCAAACGAAGTAGTGAACTGGGCATCAGGAATTGTTGCATCAGGACGAATGGCTGCAGGACAAACCCAACCACTAACCCCAGGCGACCAAGGACTACGCACCCTAGGACAAGGCATATCCCTTGCCAACACCATCCTCAACCCATACTCGAATACAACAAAAAAACTTTTAGGATACGCAGTCAACCAAGACCGCCAATCCCTCACCGCACTATCAAAGTCCGCTGCACTTGATTTAGCAATCACAGGCGGAGCAGCAGTCGCAGCAAAAGGCGTGCAACTAGGAATCAACGCAGCAGCAAACTCAGGTATCCCAGCACGAATCGGAAACACCATCAAAGGACAAACAGTTCTTGTACACGGCTCCCCAGTTCGCGGCATCCAAGAACTTAAACCAAGTTTCTCACGCGCAATACCAAACGAAAAACGAGTATTCGGTATGCGAACCGACGTTCCACTTCAAGCACAATTTCAAACCCAAAGCGTCACAACAGGATATGCAACAGGCGGCTCATGGGTCGACAAAGGTCGCGAACTCCCACCAGGTGGCGGCTCGCTTTATGTGTTCAAAGTACCAAAGAAAACCACAGACCTACCTCCTTACCCTAAAACACCAAAGACACCACAGTTCACCGAATCAGGTCGACCAATCATCCAACTCCCACCAACAGTGGCAACAAGCTCTAAATCACCAGGAACAGTTGTCGGAGAAATCCCACTACGAGGGAAACGACCTGACGTTGTTAGAGATTTGCTTAAACAAGAATTGAAAAAAGCTGGCGTAAAAGTAGAACCAAACATTGTTGAAAAAATGTTGAGCAAAGCCGAAGCCAAAAAATTAGCTAACCGCGCAAAAAATAATCCGTCAGTCGTCTAAGGTAATCCCCGCATGGGAACCAAACGTAAAGTCGCACCAGAAGACAAAGCACGATTCTTCGCCGCCATAGCAGCAGGCTCATCAATAACCGAAGCCTCACGCATCGCAGGCGTACACATCAACACAGGCTCAAACTGGTTAGCCAAATCTAAAGCAGCCAAAGCAAAACTAGACCAAGCCGTACTAGAAGCCACCCGTGTCCGCGGCAAAGGCGGCGGTGTACAACACAAACAATACGAACAAGACCTCGACGAAGCCACCAACCTACCCCCAGCCATCCCACTCACACGACTCTGCCCAGAAGCACAACGCGGACTAGAAGACTTCGACTTCTTCCGCCGCTACTACCTAGGACGAGTCCCCTCACCATGGCAAGTAGAAGCCGCAGTCAAACTCGTAGAACTCCTAGAACACCCCGAAAAAGAATTCGTAGTACTCAACGTTCCACCAGGAGCAGGAAAATCCACCCTGTTCCACGATGTTGCCGTATGGGCAATCGTAAGAAACCGTGCAATCCGTGTCATGATTGGCTCAATCAGCCAAGCAATGGCAAAACAATACTCACGACGCATCCGTGAAACCCTCGAACGCCCACAACCAATCCACCCAGACCCAGAAATAGTCAAAAAAGGACTAGCAGTAAACGCCGAAGGATGCCTATCCATCGACTACGGCAGGTTCAAACCCTCTGACAAAGGTGCATTATGGCGTGCAGAAGAGTTCGTAGTAGAACAACTAGACGGAAACGGGCTCGATAACAAAGAACCAACCGTCCGTGCCTATGGTATCGACTCAGAATACATCGGACACCGTGCCGACCTCTGCCTTTTTGACGACGTTGCATCAGTAGATAACGCTCGTGAAGGTGCAACCCGTGACAAAATGCTCGAAAGATGGGACCAAGTAGCCGAAGCCCGCGTCGACCCAGCAGGACTACTCGCCGTAGTAGGACAAAGACTAGGAACAGGCGACCTATACGCCCACTGCCTGAACAAAATCTCATACGATGTCGACGAAGCCGACTACGACGGCATGGACATGACCACCCCAGAGTCACTTGCCGCCACCGAACCAGCCAAAACCCAAAAATATAAGCACATCGTATACAAGGCATACTATGAAGAACTTGACACAGGACCAGCATCACGCCGATACGACGCAAAACCCTACCCAGAAGGACCGCTCCTCGACCCACAGCGTCTCTCGTGGAAAGATTTGTCGTACATCCGCTACTCAAACCCGCGCACGTTTAAAGTCGTATATCAACAGGAAGATGATGCGGACGACACCAACCTGATTTCTCGTGTATGGGTCACAGGCGGACTAGGACCAGACGGCGTTCTCTACCAAGGCTGCATCGACAACGACCGTTTGCCAGGTCAAATCCCTGAAGGACTAGGACCACCCGTAATATCGGTTATTTCTGTTGACCCATCACCATCACAGTTCTGGGGAATCCAATGGTGGCTCTATCAGCCGCACACCAACCTGCGATATTTGATAGATGTCGAGCGAGTCAAACTCACAGCAGAAGAACTACTTGGATATGACACCACAACAGGCACATACTCAGGACTATTAGAAGACTGGACGAACAGAGCTTTCGCCTACGGCTACCCTGTATCACACATCATTGTGGAAGTAAACGCAGCCCAACGATTCCTCCTCGCCCACGACTTCGTACGCAAATGGCAAACACGCCAAATGGTCAACATCATCCCCCACACCACAAGCCGAAACAAATTCGACGAAAAACTCGGCATCGAAGCACTACTCCCACCACTCTACCGTGCAGGCGCAGTACGACTCCCATCAATGCGCGGCAACTGGAAAACACTCGCACTCGTAGACGAACTCACAAAATGGACACCAGACAAAAAGAACGGCACCGACCTCGTAATGGCAAACTGGTTCGCAGAACTACACTTCCCAAACGTAAGCGGAGTCAAACTACCACCACGACAATGGCGACCATCTTGGCTACTACAAGGCTAATATAGTACAGTTGCGTTAGTCATCAAAAAATCAAGGAGTTTACACTAGGTGCTATCCGTCGAACAAATCGTCGAACTTTACAACGCAAGACGCGAAGCACAAGGACCAGTCCTGCGACGCATGCGCGAAGTACGCGACCTCGCAAACGGTGACGTAGTAATCCCACTCTCAGAACTAGACCGCAACGCACGCACAAACGTAGCGAACCTACTCATCCAAGGTCTAGACCAAACCTCAATGCGCATCGCATCAACAATGCCAATGCCATTCTTCCCACCACTCAAACAAGGCAACCTTGACTCCCAAGAAATGGCACGACTACGCAAAAAAGTAATCCTGTCATATTGGGACCACAACAAAATGAACCTGAAGATGCGTCGCCGCGCACGCCACTTCCTCGCATACTCATCAAGCCCAGTAATGCTCCGCCCAGACTTCCGCAAACTACAACCAACATGGGCAGTACGCAACCCACTAGACACCTACGCTGCGCCATCTGAAGACCCAGACAACCTGGTACCAGACGACTGTATATTCACATACACCAAAACCGCGCAATGGTTGATTGACTATTACGGTGAACAAGTCATCGGAAAACTCCGCATGGGACGCGTCACCTTCGACACCAAATTCACGATTCTTGAATATGTCGATGACCAAGAAATTGTTATCGCCGTTATGGGAGCCCCACTTGCTGAGGGACTCACACCTCCAGAACGCGCAGGCGTAGAGACTGTAGAGCTTGAACGAATCCCTAACCGTACAGGTATGCCTCTCGCAGTAGTTCCATCACGCATCACACTAGACCAACCACGCGGACAATACGACGGAGTACTCGGAATGTACTTCACCCGCGCACGCTTGCAAGCACTCACCGAAATCGCTATCGAACGCGGCATCTTCCCAGACGAATACCTTGTATCACGCCCAGGAGAAAACCCAGAAATCATCCAACTCGCCGACGGCAAAACAGGACAACTTGGTGTAGTAAAGGGCGGCGACATTCAACAGTTGCAAACAAACCCAGGATACAAAACCGACACAGCACTCGACCGTCTCGAACGCCAAGAGCGTCTTGAAGGTGCAATCCCTGCAGAGTTCGGTGGCGAATCAGGAACCAACATCCGTACAGGACGCAGAGGCGAAAACGTACTGTCAGCAACCGTAGACTTCCGCGTACAAGAAGCACAAGCAGTATTTGAACAAGCACTCTACGAAGAAGATAAGATTGCTATCGGAATTGAAAAAGCATATTGGGGTAGCCAAAAGAAATCATTCTTTATCCCAGGACGAGTATCAGGGGGAATGACACACTATGTACCGCTCAAAACTTTCGAAACTGATTTCCACTATGTCAACTATCCGTCATCTGGTTCGGACGTTAACGGTCTTATCGTTGGTCTTGGTCAGCGTCTCGGTACTGGGCTTATGTCTAAAGAATCTGCTCGCGAAGCTGACCCACTCATCACAGACCCCGAACTGGAAAAAGACCGCATTACTGCTGAGTCCATGGAAGCTGCACTACTGTCCTCCATACAAACCCAAGCCGCTGACCCTAACGGACCTTATCAGCCAGACGATTTGGCGTATCTCACGATGCTCACCATCGAAAAAAATATTCCAATCTACCAAGCAGTACAAATGACACAGCAACGCGCACAAGAACGCCAAGCAGCAATGGCACCACAAGGCGCACCAGAAACCATGCCAGGACTAGCAATGCCAGGAATGGGTGCAGAGATGCAAGCAGCACCACCAGCAGGTCCACCAAACATCCAAGGACTACTCGCACAACTCGGTGGTGGCGGTGCAGCAGTAGCACAACAACCAAACACACCAGGAGCAGTTCTTTCACTAGGGGGAAGACTATAAATGGCAACATACGCTAATCGAACTGATTTGCAAAACCCAACAAAAAAAATGGCGGTAACAGCAGCACCAGGTCAAACCTATGGTGAAGCTGGCGCACAACGCGCAGCACAACAAGCCGTACCAATGGGAACACCACAAGCACCAGCAGTAACACCAGGTTCACTCGGTGCATTAGACCGCCCAACAGAACGCCCAATGGAACCAGTAACCGCAGGCAACCCACTAGGTGCAGGTCCAGGTGCAGAAGCACTCGTAACACCGCTACCAGACACCTTGATGCCTGGCGGAAAACAAGACCTCATTAATCAGGTCCGTTATGTGTACTCTAAATATCCGAACACAGCTCTTTTGCAACTGTTATTTGAACTAGAGAATCAACCTATTCAATGAGAAAAACAATCCAGCAACTAGAAGCAGAAGCGCGTGAAGCAGAACTAGTTCAACAAAAAAGAACAGAATACGCAAACAGATTCACAGCAGACCATGCTGAGCGTTTAGCAAAAGCAACATACGGTGGCTACTACACAAACCCAGAAATCACCGCATCGGTTGGTTTATCAGATGTTCCAATCGACACCCAACCAATCCACCTAAACGCACAAAAGCAAGCATTAGCACACAGCGATGCGTTGCGCAGCAGAACCAATATTGCTACCGAAGCAAAACCATCTGCACCAAAACCATCCGACAACTTCACTATCTATGACTTGTTGCGCATGGACCCTCGCGAACTTGCTGTGCGCCATGACCATCAGCCAGATTGGTGGGACAGAGTAGACCCAGTAGACCCAGCATCAGGGTTGAACTGGCGAGCAATACCAATCCCAGTTGTCAAAGAAGCAAAAGACTTGCTTAATTTGCCAGAAGCACAAGTCATCAAACTCTATCTTTCTAACCCTGATGGTTGGCAACAAATCCCTGGTATGGCTGCCAAAGATGTTGTTGATAGCAAAGGTCAACGCACTGGAAAATTTTGGGCAGACAAAGACCTAGCAGCAAAGTTCCCAACGCTTGACAAAATCATGTGGGCTAATAGCCCAACACAAAACCGCCCTAAAGGTGCATTGGAAATTGCTGGCGCAACACTTATGGCTGATTTCCAAACAGCAGCAGGAGTAACCGCTGGAATCGTATCGGTGCCATTCAAAACACTTGGTTTCTTTACACCAGACCATATTGGTCCAGCAGGTGGAATCAAAATAGAAGCAGCAGGCGTAACGCTACCGTCGCGCATCAGCGTTAAAGACATTGTTGGCAAACCACTACGAGCAACAACAAAAACAATTACAGCAGGGCTACAAGGCGGCGGACAACTCCTTAAAAACACTCTTGAATATGCTGCGACGAATCGCGGTGGAACAATCGGTACTTTTACTGCAACAAACTACGACTGGGAAAAATACAAAAAAGTTGTAATTGAAGGAAATATTATTACCCAGATTCTTAAATCAGCAGTCACAGAAGGTCGTCTTGACCTTGGTGCTGGGTTCTTCCCTGAAGGACAAATTCTTGAACGCGCCCGCCAAGCACACGACGCTGGACTGCCAAAAATTGAAGGCAAAACCTGGACTGCTGGACGCGCATTAGTTGAGCCACTTATCAAAGAAAACTATATTGACCGTAACGGTTACGCAGCACAAGTTATATCAGGAATCGCCGACGGTGTGTTTACCGTTGGAACAGACCTAACACTATTTACTAACCCTGTTAAGTCTTTGATGAAAGCGTTCAATCTTGAACAGGTTGCTGCAACCACATTGCTTGAAGGTCGCGCAGCAGACATAGTTTATGAAACCTGGGCTGCTGAACGACGAGCAGCAGGACTTTCAACCACAGCAAAAGAAACAATCACAATGCCATGGGGTTCAGTAGAAGATGCTGGGATGGTCAAAGAATTCTTTGGCATGCTTCCTCCTGGTTCAAAAATTCCACAAGAAGCAGAAGACGCTGCACGAGCAATGGCAGACGAAGCAATTGGCGGCAAATCACTAGTTTCATACGATTCACCACCACCAGTTGCATACCGACCACCATCAAACAGCCTTGAATCATTCAGGTCAAACCTTGGTTTAACACCAGTAGCAGGTGGTGGATACCGATTTGACCCAATGAAAATCGATGAAATGCCATTCACCTTTGATGGCAGACTCACCTTAAACAAGCTTGCATCATTCAAAAACCCTGGCGAACTATACGACTACTTCCTTGGAAACGTGCCAATTGGTGCCGCAGTAAAAATCCAGGAAATCGTAGATGCTGCCGTAAAAGCAAACAAGGCAGTTGATGTTAAAGAGATTCACACAGTACTCAAAGAAGCAGTTCTATCTGGCGACCCGCTTTACAACATCAGAGAAGTGCCTGGAGTAATCAAGAGTTGGACTACACAAACTGGTCCGCGAATTGCTCAATGGGCATCAGGGAAAACACGCCAATTTGCAACAGACCCATATTCAACGTTTTTCTCATTTGATGACCCAATGGGTTCTGTCAAAGACATGAACAATCTTATGATTGAGATGAAAGTGCCTGTTGCACAACGCCATGAAATGCTGTCATCCGCGATGAAGGCTGTTGTTAACGGTGAAATTGATAAGCGATTTGAATTGAAAAAGCAATGGATGGCGACAATGTTTTCATCGCAATTAACTAAAAATGGTGTTTCACAAGACTGGATTGAAGAACTTGTTAAATTCAAAGGCGATACCGATGAAATTGCTCAGTGGACATGGGACGCTATGGGTGAAGGTTACCCAGCTTCGTGGCTCGCAGACGGGACTGGTGATGTAATTCGCTCAACCGACATGATTCCTAAAGGTTTCATGATGGTTCACCCAGACAAACTAAAACAAGTAATTCGCGAAACAACAAACTTGTGGCAAGTATTAGCTCCTTTTAGGAACATCCCAGATTCTAAATTAAGCGCACGTTTAGAAAAGTTGCTACAGCCAACACTATTTAATGAATTAGAAAAAATTCAAGTCAAGTGGATGAAACCAGTTGCACTTGGCGCACCGCTTCCAGTTCGAATGTTGACCAGAATTATCCCAGACGAAATATTGCGTATCGCAGTTGCTGAAGGATTAAGTATTAACTCTCTAAAAGCGTTAATGGCTAGTGGTCATGTCAACATAAATACATTTGGTGTTGAGATTAAAACCGCAAAAGAAGTAGCAAAACTAGAACCATTGGTAGAACGAATTGACGATTTGCAAGCAAATCTTGCAGCTGCCCGTGCTGCTGGAGATGCTGGTCAAGTAACCATATATACAAATTTGCTTCAATCATTTACCGCAAAATATGGCACTAAAAAGGAGCTATTAGAACAAATCGCTTTGTTCGAAGAACGAATCAATCAGTCGCTTCCTGGTACTGGTAGAAATGTTACTGAAATATCAAAAGGTTTGATGGCTGATGAATTAGCAGACCAAAGTGTTTTGAATTATGTTCGTCAAATGCGCGGCAATGCAATAAAAGACATTGCTTATGATATGTCTGGCAATCCAATCATTGACCCTAAAAATAAAAATAATATTAACTGGGTTAAAGGAACTGCTCGTGACATAGTTCAAATGTCAGAAACCCCAGAGTATCAAGAAGTTGCAAAAGCAATGTTAGCTGGTGGTTCTGATGCTGTATTGCAATTGCCAAACAGATTTTTGTCTGGCGACCTGAAACCAGTATTTGAAAAAATTTGGGAAAAAGCAATTAGGTCACAAGGTGTTAATGGGATGAGCAAACTAACTCCATTGACTTCTGTTGAAGGAAACTCTGCATGGATTTACACAATCTACAACGACATTCTTACTCGTACTGGCGGAGATAGAACAGCTATTGGTGCTATCGCCACTGGCAAACTTGGTGCAGAAAAAATTATTGATAATAGCGGATGGAAGGTAAAAACATCAACCGTTATTAACGTGTACGAACCAACAACAAACTTTAATAATTGGGTCCGCGATAATTTGTTGCAAAATATAAATACCGCAAAAGTCGCACCATTCGCCGCCACAGAAGCCACAGAAGCAGTACTGCGCCGTGAACGTTTATTTACAAAAGGTTTCGCTTTGTATCGCAATGCTTCAGCAAAATATGCTCGTGGACCTTATTGGGAATACAATAAATGGAAACGAATTCTTGAATTGATGCCAGCAATGGACCCGCAAGAAGCGCAAAAAATGATGGACGCACTTGATGCAAGCAAGGCTGCGGACTGGATTAAAGACGGTGTTCGTGCTGAATTGCCACGCGCAGCAGGAACTGCAACACGCAAACAGGTAGAGCTATTGGGTGACATGTTTGGCAGGCAACAACTTGATGAATTGTTATACGACTCTTCAAAGCGTTCATATTTTGGGTCACGCCATTCTCTGCTTTTTGGTTTCTTTGATGCTTGGAAGGAACAATGGAGCGTATGGGGAAGGCTCATGGCAGAAAATCCACAAATGCTGGAAGCCGCTCGACAAACTAAAGAGGGTTTGATGGGTGCTGAACTTCCAGGTTGGGCTGGCGGACAAGACGGACGAGGGATTATCTTCACCGATGAAGACACAGGTCAGCAGGCTGTGGCACTTCCATTCTCGCGCGAAGTGTATTCAATGCTTGGACTTAACGCAGAAGAACGAATTCAAACGAAAAACCTCTCCATGCTTGGTTCTGCCGTACCAGGATTCTTCGGTTTTGGTGCAATGGTTATGGATTCGATTTTTCCTAAATCACAAGCGTATGCAAGCCTTAGAGAAACAGTTTTCCCATTTGGTGACCCACAAGCACGAACCAAAATTGCAGATTATTTAGTTCCTGCATGGGGACAGGGGATGATTGCTGCTGGCACATCTGCAGCGCGTGGCGGAACAACATTTGATTTGTTCACAAACATACAAGCATTAGCATCAACGGAAACAAACGATAGTATCCGTGCCTCAACACTCAATGCCGTCCTTACCAACATTGCATCAAACAGAAACGGTGTCCCAGCAACCGAACAGGAACGTGAAACAATCCTTAACGATGCTGTTAATAAAACCGATGCGCTATTAGCAATAAAATCATTCTTCAAAATATTGCTTCCAGGTGCATCAATGACCAAATACTTCACCGAAGTAGAAGGCGGCAACGTTACAACAGGCATGGCGATGGACGAACTTCGCACCATGACTGACACCGCCATCAAAAACGGTGGAACATACACCGACGGTGTAGCACAGTTCCTAGGAAAATACGGTCCCGACGCATGGATATTCCTTGCTGGCGGAACCAACGCAATGCCAGGTCTTGCACCAACCAAAGAATTCGCAGAATGGACACGCTCAAACGGCGACCTTCTAGACAAATACCCGCTAGTAGCTGGCTATCTTGGACCACAAGGCGGGGAATTTGACCTTAAAGCCTATTCATCGCAAAGTGCTATTGGTCTACGCACGCCACGCGACATCGAAGCACGCCAAGAAAAAGCCCTAAACAGCATGGCTTGGAGCGCATACAACTATAAGAAAGACCAATACATCAAGTTCGGTATTCAGCAAGGTTTTACCCCTGAGCAAATCACGCGTTCAGAAGATTACAAAGTTGACATGAAAGCCTATGCAGATACCCTTAAAAAGCAGTTCCCAATGTGGAACCCTGCGGCAACCAGCGGTGAACGTGAACGTGAACTAGTTAATGAGATTCGTCAGATAACCAAAATGGTTGAGGATAAAAAAGTTTTGGCTACCCCAACTGGCAAAGCTTTGAAACTGTATTGGGATTACAGAACGGCACAAGTTAATGCTGTTACATCACAGGACCCTGCTTTGGCTAACGATAGTTGGCGTAAAGCAAAAGGTGGTTCAGCTCTCCGTCAGGCTCTTTATGACACTGGTTATGGTCTGGCAGAAAAGTATCCAGAGTTTGCTGCCCTATGGGAAAATGTATTATCTAGAGAGTTCGAACCACCAGAAATAGGAATGTAATCATGGCTGATTGTCCAGAAGGATATGTAAAAAACCCGATAACAGGTGAATGTGAACCTGAAGCAAGAGCGAATCCAGCCACCGATGGCTCACCCCTGGGCGGGATTGACCCGAATTATCAAATCCCAAAAATGTGGGGGACAGTAGACCAACCATACACATTCACGACCAATGACATCAACATCATTTACAAAATTTCAACAGACAAACTCACCTCATACCAAGGGCTACTACGAAAAGCAGTACCTGGATACATCCCATCAAGTGGTAACCGTTCTGACCCTCGCTTGAAGTCAGCATTTTCTAAAGCCCTAACCCAAATCAATCTTATTAACTCTGACCCTGCCAGTCCATTGCGTGGCAAATCATTGGATGAAGCATTGGCGTATCTTGCAACAAACCCTGTTCCATCTGCAGGTGGCGGTCTTAAAGCATTCCGTCTCAACGACCCTGACACTTTGAAGAAAGCATTTGAAGGTGGCGCACAATCAGCATTAGGTCGCACCTTGTCTGAGCAAGAAATGAACAAACTTGTACAGGCATACAACCAACTTGATAAGCAATATCAGATGGGTGCTGCAACAGGCGGAGTCATTACCCAGCCACCTAACGCTGAGGTTTTTGCTGAGAAACAAGCAGAAAAACTTTCGCCTGAAGAGGCAGAAGCAAACGACTATTCGTCATATATTGGCGCACTATCTGACTGGATGCAAGGATAACCATGGCAACCGAACCAACAACAGAAACTAAACCACCAGCCAAAGGAACCCCAGCATGGTTCCAATACGCCAAAGAACAATACGGTTGGATAGCAGACCTATACCAGTCCGTACCAGAACTACAAGCAATCATCGACCAAGCTGTAAAACAGAAATGGACTAAAGACCGTTTCCTTAACGCTGTCCAGTCAACGGAATGGTCGAAAACAAAAGACGCTAAAGAACGCGCCTATCTTGACAAGCAGACCACAGACCCAACCACTCTTGCCAATGACATCAATGCTAAACAGTTCGAACTTGAAACCTATATTGGTAAACAAGGTTATTCGCTAGACCCTGTTGCGTTAAAAAATCTTGCTACACAAGCGATTAAATATGGTTGGGATGCTAACGAAACCGCACGTTATGTTGGTGCAGAGGTAGCCAAAACTGGTAGAACCCCTGGTGGTGTAGCGGGTGAAGCCGCCACTAAAGGATTGGATGCTGCGGCGGTTCGCCAATACGCTATCGACTACGGCATCAAACTCGATGATGCAACTATCAACGCATACTCGCAAAACCTTATTATGAAGACGATGACCCCTGAACAGGTTAAAGAGATGATGCGCCGTGACGCAGAGAACTTGTACCCTGCGTTGAAAGGACAATTGGATGCTGGTCGTACTGTCGCACAGGCTACGGCAACCTATCGTGCTGTCGCTGCAAGCACTCTTGGTATCGACCCATACACGATTGACTTCACGGATGCGAACAAGTGGGGGCGTTTGTTGTCATACCAGGACCCGAACACGAATGAGACTCGCCTGATGAATGTGACGGAGTGGGGCAAGTTCCTGCGTACGTTGCCTGAATGGCAGTCAACTGATGAGGCTAAGACGTTGTATCGTGATGTGGCTTCTACTATTACTAGAGGTTTCGGAGCAGTGAAAGGTTAACCATTATGGCTTTGACTAAACAAGAACGCCAAGAATTATTTATTCAACAGCGCACCGCTGAACTTCAAGCTGCTGGTAAACCTGTTGATACTGCTGCTCTTAATGCTCGTTTCGCTGAACTATCTGCTACTCCTGAAGGTCGTAAGCAAATTACAGCTAAGGTTCAGTTGGCTCAACGTCCAGCGAATGACACCGCAACGACGCTGCCAGATTTTGTTGCTACCCCAGCAACACCAAGCAATGAAGCACCGACTGGTCCAGCAATCCCAGCAAGGGTCTACAACCCTGTAACCCCATCCACCCCTACGGTGTTACCAGTTGGTAATGCTGCTGCCGATGAACTCAAAGCCGTGCTTCGTCGTTATGGTCTTGAAGGATTGTTCGATTCCTTGAATCAGGCTGTTATGGCTGACACAACATTGGTGCGTAACGCTGATGCTTTGTTCGGGTCTATCCGTGAAACACCAATCTATAAAGAGCGGTTCAAAGGTAATGCTGACCGTGTGGCTAAAGGTTTGCCTGAGCTTTCTGAGGCTGAGTACATCAACCAGGAAATGTCATACAAAACAAACTTGAAGAACCTCGGCATGCCAAAAGGCTTCTACGACACCCAAGAAGCCTTCGCCAACTTCATCGCCAACGACATCTCCCCAGTCGAACTAGCCCAAAGAATACAACAAGGGTATAACGCAGTAACACAAGCCAGCCCAGAAGTAGTCACCCAACTCAAACGAATGGTCCCAGACCTCACCGACGGAGACATCGCCGCCTACTTCCTAGACCCACTCAAATCAGGTCAAGAAATAGAACGCAAAGCCCGCGCCGCACAAATCGCTGCAGCAGGCGTAACCCAAGGCGGCATGCAAATCACAACCGCACAAGCAGAACAATTAGCCCAACAAGGTATAAGCGCAGAACAAGCACAACAAGGCTTCACCCAAATCGGACAACAACAAGAACTATTCCAAACAAACCTCCTAGGTGAACAAGCACTCACCCAAGAAGAAATCGTTTCAGGAGTACTCACCAACGAACAAGCCGCAGCACAACGAATTGCACGCCGCCGACGCGGACGCACCGCAGCATTTGAAACAGGCGGCGGATTCGCAGGACAAGGCGGACAACAGACAGGACTCACCACAGTCGGCATGTAATGTGTTATAGTTCGTAATACCTTCACGGGCAACCCCCGAACCGTGCGGAGCAATAGGGGTGACAAATCAA